ATATATAAATATATATTTATATGGGCTTTTTAAATAATCCTAAAGATTTTTTTAAAAATGTAGATAAATTACCTAAAGTATTAATTAATATAATTTATTCATATATTCCAAAATCGGTAACTATGTTTTTAACAAAAGAAAACTATATGAAAACCCATCATCTTATACGACAATTTATTGTTATAAAAAAAATAGAAGAATACATTCGTGCTATGGTTAGACATGATAATGATTTTGTATTTAAACATTTGTTAGTTGAGAATTATAACAGATGGTTAAAAATGAAAAAATATTATTATAAAGAATGTATTTATGGAAATTATTTAAATTTCTTGGAGTCATATGCGATTGACAATAAATCAACAAATTGTAGAAAAATACTAATTGATTTTTTTAATGAACAAGGATTAAGTAAAAATCAACATAAAAAGAATACAGTTAGATATATAAGATGGAAACCCTAAATATTAATACTTTATTGAACCGGGTGGATGAAGAAAATAAAATAAAAGATATTTTAAAAGATTTTGAAGCAAATAAAAATAATTTAGCAACAAAACGTGGTCTCTATATACATGGTGAGCCGGGTTCAGGAAAAACAACATTTATTGTAAATATTTTTAAAGATTTAGATTATGATATAATTAAGTATGATGCTGGTGATATAAGAAATAAATCTATAATAGACACAATAACAAAACATAATACATCAGATAGAAATGTAATGAGTATGTTTCATAAAAAGGTAAAACGAATAGCAATTATAATGGATGAAATAGATGGTATGAATAATGGTGATAAAGGAGGTATAAATTCATTGATAAAAATAATAAGACCAAAAAAGACAAAAAAACAAAAATTGGAACAAACAACTTTGAATCCAATTATTTGTATAGGTAATTATCATATTGATAAGAAGATAAAAGAGTTGATGAAAGTGTGTCATGTAATAGAATTAAAATCTCCAACAAAACTACAAATAATGTCAATAGTTGAAAAACTTATTCCTATTTTTAATACATTAAAAGATGAGGAAACAAAAACAAATATAATTAATTATATTCAGGGTGATTTGAGAAAGTTAAATACAATTTATCATTTATCAAAGAATAATGAAAATATACTAACAAGCAATAGTATTAAAAATATATTTTTTACAAAATCATATAATGATGATACAAGAAAAATAACAAAAAAGTTAATAAATAATAATTATCCAATAGAAGATCATTTAACAATTATGAATGAAACAGAACGAACAATAGTAGGATTGTTATGGCATGAAAATATAATAGATGTATTAGGAAAAGTTAAAAAAGAAGAATCAATACCATTTTATTTAGACATTTTAGATAATATATGTTTTGCTGATTATATTGATCGTATAACATATCAAAAGCAAATATGGCAATTTAATGAAATGAGTTCACTAATAAAAACTTTGAAAAATAATAAAATATACCATAATACATTTGATACAAAAAAGAAACAAAAATATAATCCAACAGAAGTTAGATTTACAAAAGTACTAACCAAATATTCAACAGAATATAATAATTCTATTTTTATTCAAAATTTGTGTCAAGAACTATCAATGGATAAGAATGATATGTTTGCATTCTTTTTAGAACTAAAAAATAAATATAATGATAATGAAATATTAGCCCTATTTGAAAACTATGATATTTCAAACTTAGATATAAATAGAATCTATAGATATTTAGAAAAATATACAAAAGAAAATGCGACAGAAACTGAAGATGCGTCATCATACGATGAAATTGAAGAACCCTAATAAGTATTTGAAAAAATGTTGTATATAGTTTTTATATAAGTAATTTTTTAAATATTTTATTTTTCAAGTTTTTCTTTTTCTAATTTTCAATTTTCTTAATAAGTTCTTCTGTAAAATGATAAATTATTTTTATATAATTTTAACTATATAAATTTTTTTAATAAGTTCTTCGTTATGAAATGAAAAAGGTGTAATAAATGTATTATTTTTTAGACTTTGTGAAGTTCATCAAGTTCAATTGTTAGTTGTTTAATTTTTTTAAGAAGCTCAGTTATAAGAAGATTCTTATCTGACAGCTTTTTTTCATATTCATTTCTTATTGTTTCAAAATCTTTATTAACTGGATTACAAAATGATATTATTTTTTGTTGAGCTTGTAACATTTTATTATGATCTTCTAATCTCTTTGCTCTTTCTTCTTCCATTTTCTTCATTTGTTCTAATAATTTTGGCTTATGTTCTGGTCTTCCGGGTTCATAATGTTCTAAAAGATTATTCATGTCATACATATAAAATTGTTTTAAAATAGGGTCTTTAATAAAATCATCAACAGTATATTTTGAAGGGACAGTTTTGGTTTGTTCAGGATTTTCAAGTAATTTTTCTTTATTTAAAGAATTATGTTTATGTGAAAAGACTAAAATAGATTTTAATGAATTTAGTTGAATTAATGGTATAGTATAACCTTTTGTAAATTTATGTTCTTCTGATAAAGCAATTTCATCATCATAACTTGTTTGAGATAATAATTCTTTTTTAAACGCAAATGTGGCAGCAGTTGAATGGTATGGTTTTGGATATGGCCCACATTGAAAAACAGAATTTCTTGAATCAAAATAAATATGCATTTCAGAAGACCCAGCAATTAAAAATTTAGGATTATTTTGTAATGTTTCTACAGCATGAGAAATTCTCTCTGGTGGATAATAGTCATCATCATCAATATAAATAATAATATCACCGGAACACTTAGTATGCATTAAATTCCGTTTTTTACCAAGCAGCATTTTTTCTTCATAATAAAAGTATTTTACTTGTGGAATATCTTTGACAAGATCTTCAATAGGATCAGTTCCATCATCAATAATAATCCATTCAATTCTATCTTTTGGATAGGTTTGATGTTCAAAACATTTAATCATAAATGGAATAAATGGTCGTCTGTTAAATGTAGGTGTACATAAACTAACAAAAGGTAAAACATTAGTCTTTTTTAATTTATTTTTGCCCATGTTTAAATATAAAGTATTTCGTATTTTATATTTAAATAGTTTTAAATGGTTTATCTTTTTTATCTTCGCTAAAAATAATTATGTCCATCTAATATTAAATTTTTTATTATTAAGTTTCTTGTGTTTTATGCCGCCTGATTGTCCTTGTAGATTCTGAATTTGTTGTTGAACTTGCTCTATTTGTTTTTGAATATTAAGAAGTTCGGAATTTTTCTGTATAGGTTCTACTTGATTACCAACTTCAATTTTCTCTAGTTCACTAAATTGATTTTGTAGTTTAGACAATTGATTTTTTAATTTATCTATTTGTTGAAGAGGTAGAGCACTACGTTGTTTATCAACATGTATATTGGAACCAATAATCGGTTGTTGAACTGGTATTTCTTCGGCATTTTCACCATTATCATCTTCATAATCCCCGCCTACTTTAGTAGGTTTTTTTAATTCTCTCATTCGACCTTTTCCAATAATATTTTCTATTTTTTCATCATTTATTGGAATACGCTCACATATTTGAACTAATAATGGGTCATTATCATTTCTCTCAAACACCTTACACTGTCTCATATGTTGTCTAATTTTAGAGGTAAACCCATCAGTTCCTGGTTCTGGCATTTCATTTGTATATAATCCCATAAAATAAGCAAAAATAACAGCTACTATAATACCCACAATAGCATTATTGCCTAAGTATTTTATTCCATTTGTAAATAAACTTACTGTAGCAAGAATAAAGAAAAAGAATTTTTTATAAACAAGATTATTATATAAGAAATTTGTAATATTTTTGTCTTCTTCTTTCAAATTTTTAATCTTATATTTAGCAAATAGAGGTGCTATTAATCCATAAATTGTAAAAAATATAGGAGTAATACAAGCAGATGCTAATCCAAATGGGCCCCATAAAAAGAAAAATAATATAAATTTCATAAAACGAAGAAAACTAATACTTTCCAATGATTCCCATTGTTTATCATTTTCTTCAGAAACAGTTCTGAATAATTGTGGAATATTTATAAAATGATAGAAACAACTCAAAACAAAAGTAATTAAAAATAATCCAAACCATATAAATACCCCAAATATTCCATATAAAAGCATTATAAGTGATTCAGGAAGATAACTTAAATAGAAAAAAATAGTATTAACACAATAAAAAACATTGGCTACAATATTATCATAAACAAATGATAAATAGAGTGATGGATTAGCGATAAATCCGCCATTTGGATTAGCATTTTGTTTCAAAGAACACAAAAAACTCTTATTAAAACTGTCTAAATATTCTTGAGAATTAAATATAGCTTTTTGTGATAAAAATGTTTTATTATCTGAAAAAAATGATGGTCGCATAATATTTATATCAATTGGGTCATCTTTTACTATACGATCAAAAATAGTATATGGTGCTAATTCAATATTATCTGGTAAAATATTAGCCTGTGCTACTTTAGTAGTATATAAACCTAATCCTCCAATAATAAAAATAGAAATACCTATAGTAAATACAATACTTGAGAAATAATTAGTAATAAAACCTTTAAAATCAGGAGATGTTGTGGTAGTTCCGGCTTCTTTGGCTTTTTTTACATCAATAGCGCTTATATCTTCAGTTATAGACATTAGTTATAATAAATATATATAAAATTCTTGTGATTTATCTCATATTTTATTATAATTAAATTAATATTGTTAACATAACACCGACGATTATAAATAAAAAAAAGAAATGATAAAACCCTTAAAGTAAATAAAATATTATATGAAAACAATATAAAGCTTCTAATATGGATACAACTGGAAAATTTTTACACCCTTAAATGGGACAAATTCTAAATGGTTTTGTATTGATGTCGCCAATGGGTATAAACAAACACAAAAAAAATACACTATGAAATAATAAATAAATTAAATTGAATAGAACATAATTTAAGCTCAATAGAAAATAAATTAAGATTAATTCAATCAAAAATAAAATAAAAAATATGTATTGTATATAAATGAATTTTAAATATACAATTTTATATATAGTTGTTAGTTTATTTTTATTTTGGATAGTAATAAAATATGGAACAAATGTTTTAAACCAATTTTGTAGTTTAAAGGAGGGATTAACTGATTTTGAAAGATATTCCCAAAAAATAATTCCTTATCCAAAAGATGCGGTAATAAACTATAATGATGTAAATTCACCATTATATAGTCATACAGTAAATTTGCCCATAAATGATCCAGTAAGTTGTAAGAATATTTGTGGTCCAAATGCGAAATGCTTATTGACAGGTGAACAATGTACGTCTGATATAGATTGCTATGGATGTAATCCAGGACCAAAACCACAAAATTCTTGTACAACAGCAGAGGTAATGCCATATGATAATGCCGGAAAATTAGGTCAAAATTTAGGTTTACAATATAGTCCATTAACAACAGGATATGATAAACATAATGCGGATTTTGCTCAGATATATCCAGGTTCAAAAGATGCTCAACTAACAGTCCCATATCAAGGTTTAGATATATGGACAGATTCATTTAATAAAGGTTTACAATTATATAATAAAACTCGTGAATCAGCAGATGAATATGCTGAGGGTATATCAAATGCGATACCACTGGCTTCAAAGAGTAAATTGCCATATTATGAAGCAAGATATCCAATGAAAGTGTCATTAACTGGACAATTTTTTGAAACAACACCACCTGCATCAAATTCATCGGTTCCGACACAAAATTTGAATTCGTCTTTAAATTAAAAATTAAATAATATATTTTTAATTTACACCTTTTCTCATTTAAAACGCCTATTTATATATAAAGGTACATATGAGTTGTATATCTCCCACACCATTCCACCCCATCATATTTGCGTAATGTGATAATTTAGTATCATGAGACCAATAAGGTGAGTTAATATCATATTTATTTAAATTTCCTGGTTGAAATTTAAATATTTCAACTCTTTTATTTCTTTCAACAAGTCCATTTGTTGTCATTGTTTGAATAATTTGTCCTATAGTTCTATTTGGGTCATAAGGTTCCATATAATGAGGTCCTTTACCAGGAATGCCCATAATTCCATGCCAATAAATGAGTGTTTTAGTCATAATTATATATTTTTATATTTTTATGTTTTTAAGTTTTTATATTTTTATATTTTTAAGTTTTATATTTTTTTCATTTTTTTTTTATTCGGCGTTTAAAATGTGCAAAGGAGTAAAGAAAATTAAGTTGCATACATTAAACCAACATTTCCACCAATGAAATTTACTACATTAATTCTTTCTTCAAATAAATATAAATCAAAGTTATAATCATAAATTCTCCATGTTGGCTTATTTACACCAATTATTGAACCTGTATCTAAATCACAAATTGTCAAACTTTGAGCCAAGGGATCTAATGGAGGAATTATTGTTGTAAACTCTAATTCTATTTGATTAAATCTACTCATATTAATTGCTCCTGATGGCTGTAAATCTGAATTATTTGAATGAACACTAAAATTATAACAATATAACCCTAGAGGAGCACTTCCGGTTGTTCTTGTATATTTTTCAATTAAATCAAATACTCCAGCCGGTTGTATATTTTCTCTATATGAACCATCCAATAATATACCCATAGCAACTAATATCATTTTCTCATTTTGAGGATTGTATGATTGATTTATAACTAATCCTGTCAATGTTCCATCTGGATTAACTCCAGGACCTATAGTAACCGGAGTTAAAACACCATTTATATTTCTATATATTGTATAGTTTCCGGATGTTGGAGCTTGTATAACATTAATTGGTAAATAATTATATGGCCAATTAGTATAATTAGACCATTCATTACGTAAATTAGCATCACTGCGTTGAAAATAAAATAACCAATTTGAAACCATTCCTAATGAATCTAATTCAACTTTATTTGGGCCAGTTACATTTGGAAATATTCTCTCATGAACCTGTTTAATTAGATATTTTTGTTCTTGTAATGCAAATAAACGTTCTTCTTCATTTGATAAAAAACAATATGTACAATTTAAATGTATATCAGCATTCCATAATGTTCTTTGATCAACATAAGAATCTATATCTATAGCAACATCTGGTGGTGGTTGTAAAAAACGGAAAAATTGCATATACCACAAATTAAAATTTGGAGAAATATATGGATAATTATTTGTAGCATCAAACACATCACGTATCACGAACAATTGATTTACTGGTCTAAATGTCACGTTAATATGTAATTCATTATATTGTAATGAAGTTAATGGGAATGCCATTTGTGATTTTAATCCAAACCAATTATTTAATGGTATGTATAAAATTCTGCCTCTAATTGAGGGTTCTGGGCCAGCTAAATTTTCGGTATAATAAGCATTTGGATATGAATTTACACGAGAATTAGCATTGGCTGGGTCAACTAATTCAGGAACTTGACCTATCATTTCATTAAATAGATTAAGTTTAATAGCATTATAATCACGTTGAACTGATGCTAATAAATAGTCTCCTGAGTATTCTTGTAATGTATAATTACCACATGTAATACTAATTTTAGCAATCATTTTGGCACCAATATTTTCTATCCATTTAAATTCATAAGGAGCCCATTGTTCTATATTTCCTAGACCTTGAGAAGTGCTTTGTTCCGTAATTTGTTGCGGTGGAAGAATAGGACTCCAAATATTTGGTAATGCTACAGATAAATAACAATCCATTAATAAATCAGCATAACGTTTTACTTTAAAAGTAAATGTTGACTCTTCCGAAAGACGTAAAGTTTTTGAACCTTCATAATCTAATCTGAATTTTTGTAATCCAAAATTAGTATATTGATGATAAGTAGATTTAAAAAAAGATTTTGTAGGATTTCCATTTAGAACAATATTCTGTTGACCTTGACTAACTAATTGCATCAATCCGCCGGGCATTTTTATAATATATTATAATATATTTAATTGTTTATTCGTCATAATATAATTTTATAATTTCTAATAATTCTTTATTTTCTTCATTTTTAATTCTGCTTATTTGTTTTTCAATTTCTTCTTTTAATGTAGCTAATCTAGTGTATAACATTGGATTTATACTCTTACCATCCTTATTCTTAAATTTATCTGGGTTAAAACGAATAAAAATAAATTTTCCTCCGTGTATAACATATACAAATCATCATAACGAATTTCTTCATCATCTTTATCATATCCTTTATGTTGATTTTCATCAGTTTCAATACATAATAATGTATTACCAATAAGTTTACGATGGTCAATTATATGGATGCCCTCACAATTATCAGTCCATAGAGGCTTATCGTGTTGGAAGCCTTCAAAATTTAAATTAATAAAATCTCTTATAGCAAAATTTCTTTTGTTTTTGAACGAATTTGTAATGTAAGAGGATCATTTGGAAATAAGTGTTGATAACAAGAAGAACAATATCCTTTATATTTGGAATTAGCCCTTGTCCCTAAACAAAAATTACCCAAACATTTATTATGTTTCACATTTACCATTCCATCTAATTTATGGGTAGCACAATATAATGCTTTTGTTTCCCCTTCCACATTATAAGATGGTCTTACTTTACAATTTGGATGAATACATATTTTACTTACTAATTTATATTCCCCTTTATGTTCATTACATCTTAATGGTTTAAAATAGTATTTGCCATAATTAGCATATTTACGGCAATTTTCAAATTCACAAATTCACAAATTCACAAATTCTTGGCATTCATTATATTATATAAATATATTTCTTCCCAACTTTTATTTTTAGGGAGTAATTAAGTTATAACAAATAATATTGTTTTACTAAACTTTTTTTAAAAGTATTTATATAATATAATATGGAATCTTCTCAAAATGTAGCAAATAATATTATTAAATCAGTTTCAGAATTAAAAGAATCAAATGCTGTATTGTTATTTTCCGTTATTACACTTATTATTATTTTAATAGCAATTATATTTTATTTTTATTATACAAGTAAAAAAGGCAAAAATTGTAAAACCATGGATTCAGTTTATGGAGACTTAAATGGAAAAATTAAATCTATTGACAATAGTGTTCAATTTAACTATACTTTTAAAGATTATTATATTAAAACTGCGTATAATTGTTGTAGTGGAGGCAATTATAAAAATGATTATGTTGATTTATGTATTATGAAAGATTTATTGAAACAAGGTGTCAGAGGTCTTGATTTTGAAATTTTTTCTATTGATGATCAACCTGTTATCGCTACTTCTACTAGTGATAATTATTATGTTAAAGAGACATTTAATTACATTAATTTTGTTGATGCTATGAATGTTATACGTGATTACGCATTTGCTACATCAACTGCGCCTAACTCATTAGATCCAATTATAATTCATCTACGCATTAAAAGTACAAATCAGAAAATGTATCAAAATTTTGCTAAACTTTTAGAAAACTATGATTCTATTTTATTAAGTAAAGATTATGACTCTGAATATTATGGTAAAAATTTTGGTGATGTTGAAATAAGAAAATTAATGGGTAAAGTTGTTATTATTGTTGATAGAAGTAATATAGCATTTTTAGAAACTCCCGAGTTTTATAAGTTTATTAATATGACTAGTAATTCTGTTTTTATGAGAGCATTACATTATTATGATATTAAATACACATCTGACATGAACGAGCTTATTGATTTTAACAAACAAAATATGACGATTGGAATGCCTGATAAAGGAACAAATCCAGATAATCCTAGTTCTATTGTAATGAGAGAAATGGGATGTCAACTTTTAGGAATGAGATACCAAAAAATAGATACTAATATTGAAGAAAATGATATATTCTTTGATGAAAATGGTTATGCGTTTGTTTTGAAACCTGAAAAATTACGTTATATTCCTATTACTATTCCATTACCTCCACCCCAAAATCCAGAATTATCATATGCTCCAAGAGTTATTCAATCTGATTTCTACAAATTTGATATTTAACCCCCAATTAAAGCATTTCATATAATATTTTTTATATATTTATAGTATGAAAGAAATATGTGATAAAAAAATGACATTTGATGATTGTGAATTAGCAATATTAAGAGCTGCCGTAGATAAAGCTGAAAAACTTCAAGGGAATAAAATTGCTAATTCACCTGAAATTAAACGCATTATTGGAATTCTTGAAAACTTTTTAAGAAAAAAACAATTAATTTGTTATGGAGGAACTGCCATTAATAATATCTTACCTAAACAAGACCAATTTTATAACAAAGATATAGAAATACCTGATTATGATTTTTATAGTTCAAACGCATTAAATGATGCTAAAGAATTGGTAGATATTTATGTTGCTAATGGATTTCAAGAAGTTGAAGGCAAATCTGGACAACATCATGGAACCTATAAAGTTTTTGTAAATTTTATACCTGTTGCTGATATAACATATATACCTAAAGACCTATTTAATGCTATTAAAAAGGAAACTATAAAGGTAGCCGGAATTTTATATTCACCGCCAAATTTATTACGCATGAATATGTTTTTAGAATTATCACGTCCTGCTGGTGACACAAGTCGTTGGGAAAAAGTTTTAAAAAGATTAACATTATTAAATAAAAATTATCCATTATTAGCCAAACAATGTGCTACTGTTGAATTTCAACGTAAAATGGCTAATTCTGAATATGCTGATAATATTTATAAAAATGTTCAACGAACTCTTATTGATCAAGGTGTAGTTTTTTTTGGAGGTTATGCTTTATCTATGTATTCCCAATATATGCCTAAAAATTTAAAACGTCAATTAGAAAAGATTCCTGATTTTGATGTACTATCCGAAGAACCATTACTTACTAGTCAAATTGTCAAAGAGAGATTAGCTGATATGAATGTTAAAGATGTTAAAATTATAAAACGCCCAGGAGTTGGTGAAGTAATTGCTCCACATTATGAAATCAAAGTTGGAAAAGATACCATAGCATTTATTTATGAACCATTGGCGTGTCATAGTTATAACGTCGTAAAGGATGCCGGTTATGATGTTAAAATAGCTACTATTGATACTATGCTTAGTTTTTGGTTAGCATTTTTATACGCTAATAGACCATATTATGATAAAGATCGTATTTTATGTATGGCCAAATATTTATTTGATGTTCAAGAAAAAAATAGATTAGCACAAAAAGGCTTACTGCGACGTTTTAGTATTAATTGTATAGGTCATCAAGAAACTGTTGAAGAAATGAGAGCTAAAAAATCTGAAAAATATAATGAACTTAAAAATAAGAAAAAAAGCGAAGAATACGAAGAATGGTTTTTAATATATAGACCATCTGAAATTAAAAAAATTACAAACGATACAAAAAAGAAAACAAAACACAATAAAAAAAAAAAAAAACAAACTAGAAAACGAAAGGGTATTTTCTTTTAAATATGCTCATTCTTCATTAATCTTTCAATAAATTTTTCCTTATTATCCGAATTCAGAAAATTACGCTTACAAAGTTATAGAAACACAAAAAGAAGCGAACAAAAAATGTTAAACAATTTCAAACGCATTT